TTCCAGATCGGGTCCGTTTTGTCGGTGATGTTTCCGTAGATTTCATCAAAATATAAAACCCAGATTTCTTCACCACGCCCCGCGCCGATGACCTGTATCGCATTCCGCCCACTGGATTGGAAGTCAACACCCGCCGTTATTCTTAATACACCGTTTGGAGCATTGAGCGGTTTGTAATCGAGTTCCAGTTCTGCCAGTTTGTCTTCGTCTGGAGCATCGCCTTTGTATTCATAAGGCAAGCCCAGCGCGGTTGTGACAAAAACAATCATGTCTGATTGATCGCCTTCCTCGCTTTTTTTCAAGGCTTTCAGATAGCGTTCGACCAATCGTTGCAAAGTATCGCCAGGGAACGCGCTATACAGTGC